TCCGATCTGTCCCAATTACCCTCGTTTCGAATCTTCCAGGAAGGACCCGAGAATCAATGACATACGCGTCTATACGGCACGTATATACTTTTGGTCAGCATATGCATGTGCATATGGTCATGACACATGACCATGACATCCTTGTCATATCACCTGACATCTTGTCATATCACCTGACATACAACGAATCAGGGTATTCCTTGTCATACACAGCCAAGCGCGCTTCCAACTCCTTCACACGCTCGAGCGCCTTCTCCCCTTCCTGTATCCTCGCAGATGCCCAGTGAGCATCACGCCTAACCATCTGCAGGATGGAGCATTCGTTTCCATCTGCGTCTACGTATACTTTTCCGGTGTCCATGCTCATACCCACTTGGTTGTAGCGTCGTACATCGCTGACATTTTCAGATCTGCATCAACGTCCGTTGTCCCTGCTTCGTCGTCGTCGTCATCGTCTGCGATATCGAACACACGGGGGGCCACATCGGTGGGCTCGTCCGAAACGGGAGGGTTCTCAAGACCGAATGCCTCGGGGGGTACTGGCTTCCAGTACGCCTCGGGGGGTATGGGCCATACCTTGTCATGCTCATACCTGACATCTTCAGAAAGACCTACCTGCATCATGAATTCGGCCTCGGCCAAATCCTTGAGCTCATCCGATGAACGCGCTACCGTGGGCTTGGGCTCAAACGGGGCATCATCACTGTGACGCGTGTCATGGTCCATACGCACCACACGGAACAGCTCTGATAGTTCTGCCATGACCGAAATCAGACGGCCCTCAGACATGTCATGAGCCGCTGTAAGCAGTTCGACAGAAAGCGTCTTGATGGACGAAATACGCAACGTCTGTTCGTCATTCATTTTCGATTTCCTCACTTCAACTTCGTTGCTCATGTCACCTTCCGTACTTCTTGGTTATGTAATGGTCGACCGACTTACGAGCGAAGACCGACGCAACCTTTTTGCTCCATGATTCCGCTACCTGGTGGAATCTGAAGCGCTTTGCATACCTTGGCTTTGCATCAACCACCAACATTTGCAGCTTCAGCTTGCTTTTCTTGGTGACCTTGCTCTTCAGCCATATCCCCTTGACTGTCCCGCCACCGCTGGTCCGCACCTCATTCCAGATGTACTTCACCTTTGATGAGCTTGTCGTCGATGAGAATCCAGATCGTCCAGCAAAAACGCCTATATCGTTCAGCATCTTGGATGCCACACTGCCGAGTACGTTGCCGTACCTGTTAAGCTTCATTGTTCGCGACGGCACAAGGTATTGGTCCGAACGCATAAGGCCACGAGCTGTTAGGGCGATTTCCATTCCCTTGCGGTTGCGCGTGTTCTGAAGCCCCGGGACATGGGGAGACAGTGTGTTGACGATCATCTGCCCCTGGGGGCCAAGAACATCAGTAAAGCCAAGCTCGCCAGACAGGTCTTCAACCTCTGGGAGCTTAGTGAACCGAAGATTTTTCTTGACAACTGGTGTCGGCCTATCGAAGACACGCTGCATTTCCACGACCTCTCGCTTTCGCGTGTCCTTCATGATGTCGCGTAGTGTATTGCGCACGGCTTTTGGCATGTCCTTGCGCTGAATCCCTTTCAGCATCTTCTCTAGTCCAGTGGTGTCTACTTTCACATCCAGCCCCTATCCCAATGCCGCTGGGAAATGGCACGTGCACGCTTTTTGTCCTGGTACGCCATAGCGATGTCAGCCGCTATAGCGCCGATTGTCAGCATGAGCATAAAGACCGACAAGAATACGAACAGCAAAAACAGGTCATCGATTTTCATCGGCTAATACTCTCGTCATCGAATTCGTAAACCAGCACTCCATCGTCCTGCCAGTACTGAGTGAACAGGATTTGTGCAACTTTGTCGCCTCGGCGCAGGATCTGCGTTTCGTTGGAGTCATTGACCAAAACAACGCCAACCTCGCGGCGGTAATCGGCATCAATCACACCCGCTCTCGTGGAGATCCCGCGCATAGCCATTTCAGGCCGGCTCCAGATCATCCCGCACCATCCGGAAGGGGCCTGAACGCACCATCCGGTTTTCGCGAGAAAGATCTCGCCGGGACAGATCCTGGCATCTGGACGCTGCATATCCTTTGGGGGCACCCACATCAGGGTGAAACCCGCGCTCCAGCACGTATCATGCCTCGGCATCACGTATTGGTGGTCCCATGCCCTCTTCCACTTAATGGGATTCATGTCAGGTGCCCCCGTGGTACAGCTGGTGTATAAGCATGACGGACTTGGCGCGATGCTCGGAAATATGCGCCTTTTCGCACCCAAGCAGCTCAATCGTCCTGCGGAACAACTGCCTCGCTCGCTCGCGGGAAATCCCGTAAACGCGGCCAGCCTCTTCGTGACTATCCCCCTCAAGGATTCGGCGGGTAATGTCCTTTTCCCGCTCAGTGATTGCATTCTTCATCGTTATGCCTCTATTTGTCATCGTAGATGTACTTTATGCTATGAGTGCTATCACGTCAACCCCTTTCTTTGAGGTTTAAGACGACGCACTCAGGGGGCTCAATCGAGCTTTTCACGGCCGCCCGGTACTCGGGTAGCGCCCATAGCGCCCGACTGACCTCAGCTGGGTCCAGGTGATCTCTCATCATGGCCTTGACAGCGATCCTGAGAATCCACTGGACCAACTCGGGAGGGGAACACGTCAGCGCATCTTCCCAACACCCGAGGTCGTGGTACATGTATGGAGCGCTCGCTCCGGTGCAATCGGGATGCTCGGCGAGGGCCATGGTCCCAGCAGTTTTGTCGCACGTGATATTTGCTGGGGTCCAGCAGATTATCGTGTGTCTTGTGTCATACATTGTAATACGCCTTTTCAAATGTCTAGTAGCGGCTACTTTTCTGTAGGGGGTGTTGTCGCCAGGGTGTTCCCCCGGACAAACGGAAAACTGGATAAACACAATTCCAAATACCCCCAAAATGCCACCTTCGAATCTTCTGTAGGGCACGTGGCACTAGAGTTTGTTCTCTTTATTCTCTTTATCCTATTTATCCACTATGTCCATAGTTAGGGGGGTCACCTTTCGGACAACACCCCCAGATAAACAGAATCCACATCGGCCAAACAGAGTTCCCCGAGTTAGCTAACTATCTAGCCCGCCCGATACAGTGGTGTAATCCTCAGAGATCACGCGACCATTGATCTTCGTGAACTTGATCGCATTCTTGGCGAATCCGGTCTGCTTGTCCCAGTGGTGCCGAGCGCATTCGGAAGAGCAGTACGAGTGCAGTACGCGAATGGTCTGCTTTGGGCCCGAGCCGTATGAATCATGACAAGCTTTCACGATCTGGCTCTGGTTCATGGCGTCGCCGCAGGACAGCACATCGAGTATCGCCTCGATGAAAGGCCGGTCCTTCGCATACTGCTTGCTGCGCTTGGCCTCCTCGCCCACATCGATGTACCCAACCCGAGATACCCGCCTATCTGCGGAAATGTGGAAAGTGATGGGCTCGAATGTACCGCGCACCTTGTCCGCCCGAGTCGACACGAGCATTGTCTTGTCGCCCTCATTCTTCGACGGCTCGAGATAGATCAGCTCGTCCACGTCAGCACGCAGGTCGCCAGTGCCTTCGTAGATCAGCTTGCCCTCAGCGTCCTTGTACTTGTTCGTATGGGCCAGAGCGCATTGGGTTAGGCCCATACCTGACAATCGTCGAAACGTCTTGTACAGGCCCTTGGAATCCCCCTTGGAGATAACCTCGGTCATCTTCTTGAGGGTGTCGTAGATGAAAACGCGATTGTTCAGGTCGGCACCCGAGGCCGCGAGTATCTCCAGATCCTTGACAACATCAGTCATGGACAGGTTGCCCTCGGCGAGATCCGGAAAAATCATATGAAACCCGTGATCCTTCGCCATGCCGTACATCGACTTGGCATCGGCAGGATTCACGTCAGCGTTTACGTAGACAACTGTGTATCCATCCCTAGCCATCTCGGCGGCAATTTGCAACAGGATTGTCGTCTTGCCCCCATTTGGTGGCGAGCATATGGCAGTCACGTGCGTGTCGATGAGTAGATTCTCGTATGCCCATTTCGGGTCGCTGATCTTTTCCATTGCCTCTTCGGATACCTCATATTTCTTTGTCCACGCAAGCGGATCTGCTTTGATTTCTTCGGCTGCAATCTGGGTGTTCGACCGCAATCCCAGGTGGTTGCGCAGCCAATCCAGATGCATGTTGTCGCCATGCGTATGCTGACAGACGAAACTGGCCTGGGAGAACCCACCGTGGTTCGCCTCCATGTAGACGGTGCCAGTGATGTCGTCGCCGGTATGCTCGTGCCACAGTGGACAGGTGACCCGGTGGCGACCGTTGCCCATGTCTCGCTGATATAGGCCGCTTTCTTTTAGTGCCAGGACGATCTCGTCATCCCGCAGTGAAGCCACTTGGCTAGGTGCCTGAGCAGCCTCCCCCCGAGCCAGGCCCCGCAATCGCTCAATGTATTGCCGGCCAATCTGCTTTGGTTCATCCGACTTGCCTATGCTGTGGCCGGTGATCGTAAGATACCTGCCGTCCGTATAGACCTCTATCCCTGCGCCTTTGAATGATCGCAAACCCTCTGCACCACGGCCCATAAACCGGATACCTGTCCCGCTCGGGCTGACCTCCCAGTAGGTATCGATGCTGTCGACGATAAGCTTGGCCTTCTCGGTGAGTTCGCCGGTGGCGCCGTCTCGGCAGTGGTCCAGGTCTCCCCCGATGAAGTCATCCCTATCCGTAATCACGAATCCCACGCCCGAGAAGAATTCGGGTGACTCCTCATATGCCGAGACCACATCGTGAAACTCGCTCCACGTTTTAGGGTCGGTGCTTGACGCGTTGCGCTTGTCTGGCTGGTATGGAATCTTGTTTTGCCCACCGCCAGGTTTTGGTGTTGCCTTCCACATGACCCACTGCGGGACATGGGTCAGAGAGATAGGGACGTTGAGTATTTGTGGTGTAAGTCCTGCCCACCCAAAATATTGATCGCCATTGCCTATTGTTTCTGGCATCACGCCTTCTCCCGCAGCTTTCTCAGGATCGTAATATTCATTTTCTTCGCTGCAAGTAATACGCATTTCATCGACATCCTGCGCAGGTCTGGGCCGTGCAGCTCCTCAGACAGATTGCCTGCATCAATGGTGTCTGAAATAAGATCCTTTAAGATCCTGTCTGCGGCTTCTACATTTTTGGATGTCAACTCCATCACTGCTTGGTCGATACGGAGCATGGCCTCATTTTGAGTCATCTGCTTGCTCATTCCTCGCTCTCCCGCCGCTTATTAAGCTCGGCACGTAGATAATCTCGTTCGCTTTTTGTGACGATAAATTGCACTCGCATGTACCCCTGTTTGGCCTTGTTTTTCCACCACCTCTGCTGATTTTCTTTGTTGAATTTACGCTTTTGATCGGTCATGTCGTGCCTCTTTTTGATTGAGCGGCCACTATATCCCTGCTCGCACTGCGATCAATAATCGTTTGTGCCTATCGACTTCAGGGGCCCACTACTGGCATTGCCTATCGCGGAAATGTTGACTGTGGATGGCATCCAGGCTAGTATGCCGTCCACAGTATGCTTTTAGGGCAAGACGATGAAATATGAATTTACGCGAAGAATGCGGAGAAAGGGCTGGACGGCAGGAATGCTTGCGGCCAGATGGGACATGACCAGGGGCGGCATTTCCAACATCGCCGCCGAGCCATCCCAGCGAGACAAGGATGCCGTCAACTGGCTCCCGGATGTTCGTCATGACCCACCCGGACCGGACGGCATGACCTGGGCAGACGTGATCGATGGATGGGACGAATGAGGCTGCGCGACTATCAGCAGGCATCGGTCGACGCAGCAATGTCCCATCTGCGCCACAGCTTGGCGCCTATCGTCTTGGACCAGGCCACGGGGGCCGGCAAATCTCACGTGATAGCGGCCCTCGCCCACGAACTCACCACGATAAGTGAAGGGAAAAGTGTTCTGGTCCTAGCCCCGAGCAAGGAATTGGTGGAGCAGGATGCTGAGAAATACTCACGGCTCGGTCGTGACTTCTCCTACTACTCGGCGAGTGTAGGGGAGAAGTGTCTCGAGCACGAGGTTGTTTTCGGGTCACCCGTGAGCGTCAGGAATGGCGTTGAAAGCCTCGCTCGCAAGCGCTGGGCGGCTGTCATCATCGATGAGTGCCATGGCGTGACTACGACGATAAAAGGGATTGTGGAAGCTCTCAGGGCCTCGAATAAGAATCTCCGAGTCATTGGTCTGTCCGCAACGCCATACCGGCTAGGCTCCGGGTACATCTACCGTCAGGACCAAAGCGGCGCAGTGATGTCGGAAGACCTCGCGACAGATCCGTATTTCGTCCGCTGCGTTCACAAGGTCGGCGCGCATGAACTGGTTGCCGGAGGATACCTGACGAAGCCAGTCATCGGCGAGCCAGGAGCTGCATATGATGCATCAAAATTGGTGCTCAAGATGGGCAAATTCGACTCAAAGGAGGTTGAAAAAGCCTTCAATGGCAAGGAGAGATTGACCAATCGAATCATGGACGAAATACGGACACTGGCGGCTGACAGGCATGGCGTCCTGGTCTTCGCGGCTACTGTCCGGCACGCCGAGGAGTGTCTGCGATGCCTACCCCCAGAGCAGGCGGCCATTATCACAGGCAAGACGCCGAAAAATGAACGCGCCGATTTGCTGCGCCGATTTGCTGCGAAGGAGATCAAATTCGTTGTAAACGTTTCCGTACTGACAACTGGATTCGATGCGCCGCACGTGGATCTAATCGCGATCCTGCGCAAGACAGAAAGCGTCTGCCTTCTCCAGCAGATTGTGGGCCGAGGCACCCGGGTCGACGAAGGAAAGCATGAATTCCTCGTGATGGACTATGCCGGCAACATCGAGACCCACTGCCCCAAAGGCGACATCTTTGATCCAAGGATTCAGGCACATCAATCGGTGCCAGGTGAGACAATCGAGATCCAGTGCCCCACGTGCGAGTCCACAAATGTCGTGATGCTGAAAAAGGAATTCTCAGATGCTCGGTATGACGATGCCGGGTACTACCTGGCAGAGAACGGAAAGCGCCACTTCACGGAACTCGGTGACCCGATCCCGGTGCATAGTTCGCGCCGATGCAGTCACGAAATTGCCGGGATCCGATGCTCTCATGAATTCGTGTGGAAAACATGCCCGCAATGCCAGGTGCACAATGACCCCACCGCCCGGTACTGCAAGGGATGCAAGGCCGAACTTGTCGACCCGAACAAGAAGCTGAGCATGGGTAAGCGGCCGGAGAAGGTCACAGAGGAAGTGATCAGCATCGATGTGGGCGGCAGGTTCATGACCAAGCGGGGATTCGTTGCCAGGTCCGTGAGCGTGGTGACCACCTCGAGGCGCTTCCGCTCGGTGCTGTTTGAGTCTAGCGCCAGCAGACAGTCATGGATTCCCAAGAATTACAGATTCCACATTGATCACATAAGGGCAAAGCCGAAGACCATCACGTATGCGAAAAATCCTGATGGGCGCTATCTGATATACGACTACAACAGAGATGTGACAGCATGAAATTTCCAAGATCTATCCCAGTATTCGGTGACAAGGCTTTTCGGGGGAAATGCCCCAAAGAACTTGCAGAGCAGCGAACGGCCATTAAGGAGATACGGGAGCGGTGGCCAGACACGCTGGGACGGCTCGTAGTGCATCCGCGCAATGAGGGCAAGCGCGACTACAGCCAGCATATACGCGAGTACCTGGACGGGCTCACGGCCGGCGCAAGCGACATCATAATCCCTGGGAGTCCTTCGCTGGTGATCGAGCTGAAGCGTCAGGACCATACGCTTTCGCGGCTGAGCGACAAGGAGATTACATATCTACTCGCTGCAAAAGACGCTGGGAGTCATGCAGTGATTGCGCTCGGTTGGGAAGCGGCCATTGAGGCCGTCGACACTCTCATGTAGAATGGTATACCCACGGTGGCAAACCAACCGGATCAAACCCAAAACGGAGGCAGACATGTAACATTGGTAGATATGACGATGCAGGGATCGGCTCGGACGACAGCCATTGAGGCCGTCGACACTCTCATGTAGAATGGCCTTGTTCGTTTCATGCCTCAACCCTCCCCTCGCCGCACCCGCCAGTGCGGCTTTTTTTTTGCCTTTTCGAAAATATCCAAAATAGGTGTTGACGCGCTAGCACTCATATCGTAAAGTATAGCCACGATGACAAACAAACAACCGAGGCAGACATGAGCATAAAAAACTACGATTTTACGGACCTAGAAGTGGCAGTGGCAGACGCTGCAACCCCACCTGTCGGCGCCTGGCGCGTAGAAGCCGAAGGCGACGACCTCTACTTGATCTGGGAATGCGCCGAAGCCGATTGGCCCGAAGATGCAACCGGGGACGAACCCTGGGTCGAGTGGGGCGGAGATGCAATCATCAAGGCTTCTTTCATAGGCGAGAATGATGATGCAGGAAGCAGCTCGGACGACGGACTGATAACCCACTGGGCGTGCTGGTCACGCCCCTAGCAACCAACCGAAGAGGCAGACATGAGCATAAAAAACTACGATTTTACGGACCTCGAGGGGGCAGTGGCCGACGCTGCAACCCCACCTGTCGGAGCATGGCGCGTAGAAACCGAAGGCGACGACATCTGCTTGATATGGGAATGCAAAGAATCCGATTGGCCCGAAGATGCATACGGCGATGAGCCGTGGACCGATTGGAGCGGAGACGCAATCATCAAAGAGGCTGGCATTGGCCAGCCCGACTATGCAGGAACCTACTTAGAAGACGGATTAATTACCCACTGGGCGTGCTGGCCGCAGACCTAGCAACAAACCGGTGCCGATATAGGCACCATCACAACAACCAACGAGGCAGACATGAACATTTCCCAAATACGCGACACGACCGAGATCCACGAACACGAGATCGAAAAGGCGAAAGACGCAGGGTTGCTCGTTCATACCGAGATCGAATTCGAATTCGGCGGGAGGCAGGTCAAGCGCCACTTCGCGGCCCATCCGCATTTCGTAATCAACTACGTCGAAAACGGTGGGCTCTGGGGCTGTATGAGCTAAAGGAGAGATCAGGTGACAAACCTCCAGCATCCCCTTACTTTTTTCGTCGGGCTGGCCAGCATGGGCCGCCCCGATCTCGCAGCAAAAGCGGCCGCAAGCGATGGTCGCCAGGTGATCGCCCTGCACTATGCCAAAAAGGCAGGAATGTCTCCTCAGCAGGCATTTTCCGAACACAAAAACAGGTGGATACGATGAAATGCGCAATTGAACACGACCTTGCGGCATATGACCAGCGGCAGTCATGCGCCGAGCAGGCTGAAGAAAAGTCAGAATTCTTGCTTGATCAGTTCTACAAAATGGAGATCGACGACCTGATCTGGCAGCTCGAGCAATGCATCGTTACCGGTACTGAGGTCTCGAGAGAGGAGATCAAGCAGTTGATCAAAAAGATCGAGGAATCGCTCAAGGAAATCGCGGAGATCATGGCGTCATGAACAAAGCCACAGAGACTTTCCAAGCCAACGCCCTGGCGGAAGAGATAGAGGAATACGCCCATGAGATCAATCCGATTGTCATGGAAGGCCAACGGGCAATCTATCTGATGGCCAAAGTCCGCTGGGCGCTCAACGAACTGGGGGCAACCCTCAACACGCAGGTGAGCGCGCTGCCAGCAAGGAGATACGGGAAACCCGAATGATCATTAAAAGATTTCAGCAAGGGTCAGATGAATGGATCGCAGGCCGCGTAGGCCGGGTCACGATGTCCCACGCCAAGGAGCTGTTGACCGGAGGGAAAGGGGTGACTCGCCACAATTACCTACTCGATGTCTGTAGCGAGCGCTTGACTGGTCGCCCGGTGGAGCAGGTAAGCACATGGGATATGGAGCGCGGCATTCTGCTGGAGCCGTTCGCGCTTGAGGCATACCAGATGCAGACCGGGACCGAAGTCGAAAGCATCGGGCTCGCGTACCTCGATGCAAGCGAAAAGATCAGCTCCAGCCCTGATGGGCTGACCGGCTCGTGGGGTAAGGGTGGTGTCGAGATCAAATGTCCACGGCCTCGCAATCATATGCGCTACCTGGACAGTGCCACAGCCATGAAGCAATACATGGGGCAAGTGCAAGGCAACATGTGGGTCTTCGAGGCAGATCATTGGGACTTCGTCTCATTCTGCCCCGAGTTTGCAGCATGTCCATTGCATATCCAGCGTATCGAGCGGGACGACGACATGATCGAGAAGATCCAAATGGCCGCCCTCGAAGGTGTTGAAACGGTCGACGCCATGGAGCACGCGATCAGGCGCAATCCAAGGTCCGAATGGATGGACGCGATTTGCTCTGAGGCAATTGTGGCGGTTGACGCGTACATGAATGACGGCGAGGTAGAGCTATGACCGAGCAAGATTTCGATTTTGGCGACACGATTGCCCCGAGGAGCGATCAGTTGAACGCGGATGATTTGATCGCGGGGATGATTTTAGTGACGATCACGGATGTTTCGCGGGGCACGCCTGATCAACCGATCTGGATACACATAGAGGGAAGCAGGCCGTTTAAGCCGTTTAAGCCATGCCTGTCAATGCGCCGCGTAATCATTGCGGCATGGGGCAAAAGCGGAAAGTCATGGATTGGCAAACGGCTTGCACTATTCAATGATCCGGAAGTTACCTGGGCAGGTAACAAGGAAGGCGGCGTCCGCATCAGTCACATGTCAGGTATCGACAAACCGCTGACGATATTGCTGACCTACAAGCGTGGAAAACGCCGGCCTTTTACCGTCCATCCGATTCAGGATAAGGATGAGCCAGTCTCATATCCCCAGGATCTATTCGACAAGAACATCAAGGCATGGGCGGATATGGTAATCGTAGGCGAGCTGACTGTTGAGCAGGTAACCGAGAAGGCTAGACAGCGAGCTCCGCTGACCACTAAGCAGATTGAAACGTTGAGAGAGGTGACGAAATGACATGCGCATTGAAGCGGCAGCGCGCAATGCTGGCGGCAGAGAAGCTGGCCAGAGCCAGGCGCGAGATCGCCGCCATGAAGGCGCTTGAGAAGGAGGCGGATGAGCTTCGCCTCAAGGGCAAACTTGAGAAAAAGGTGACGAAATGAAAGCTATGGCGATAGACGGCTCAATCCAAGAGTTTGATGTGGGCGAAGAAAAGGCAAAGGATCTGATCGCGATTGATCCCGAATCGATGAATCTCCAGCCATACGACCTGTTCCAGACTGGCGGTACCGAAGACCTGATCAGCAGGATCGAGGAAGAGGCTCGTAGTGTCATACCCGATGTGTCGACACCCAAAGGCCGCAAGGCTGTAGCCAGCAACGCGGCCAAGGTCGCCCGCAGCAAGACATACATTGATGGGCTCGGCAAAGACCTGGTGGCCAGACTGAAGCGTCAGTCGAAATTGATTGACGAAGAAAGGCGGAGAATGCGGAACAGGCTAACCGAGCTCAAGACCGAAGTACGCCAGCCGCTGACCGATTTTTGGAACCGCGAGAAGGACCGCGTAGCCAGACTTCAAGTAAGGGTTGCTGAATCATTCGCGATCCACGATACCGCGAGCTTGGCGGCAATCGATGCGCAAATCGCGAATATTACTGCGGTTCCTATCGATGACACCTGGGCTGAGTATAGGTACACAGCCACGATGGCACAACGCTCGGCTTTGGAAGAGCTGGCCACGTTGAGAAATGAGGAGCTGAAGCGGCTAGACGCAGAGGAAAAGCGCAAGGCCGAAGAGGAAAAGGCACGCGAAGAGCGTGAGGAGCGGATACGGGCAAAGGCCGAAGCCGATGCAAAGTTGGCAGCGGAAAGGCAGGCAAAGGCCGAAGCGGAGCGTGTTAGGAAAGAGACTGCTAGGCGCGAAGCCGAAGCCGAGCGTGCAATCTTCGAAGCGCTAGAGAAAGAAACGCAAGCGCGTCTCGCCCTCGTTCGCCAGCAGCAGGCCGCAGCAAAGGAAGCGGCTCGGGTAAAAGCCGAGGCGCAGCAGAAGGTTCGGGACGCGCAGGAAAAGGCAAGGATTGCCGAACAGGAATGGATCGCGAAAGCGGCGAAGGAGAGGGCGAAGGAGGAAGCCGCCAAGAAGAACCGCGAAGTGCAGGCACGAGTGCTTAGCGAAATGGCGGCGGCTATTAGCTCAGAGGCCGATGTCCCTTGCTCCATTGCCCGCAAAGTCGTTGCGGCCATGGCGGACGGCATGGTCCCGCACGTGACCATCATCTACTCCTAACCAGCACGGCCATGGACGGCCGCAAAACCAAGGTGACACTTATGGCAAAGAGCAGAGCGCGCAAGATCAAGATAGAACGTGTTTATGAGGTCGGCCAAGAGATTTCTGGAGTTAAGATCCTGGAAGTATTTCCAGAAGAACCAGAGCGCTTTTCGGAATACAGGATAAAAAATCTGTGTTGCGGATCAGAAGGGACTGTGCAGCACAAGACGCTTTATTATCGGTCCAGGAAAGGGATTACGCTGTGCCGATCATGCTCGCACAGGCGCACCGTACGGAACCGAGTGGGGTACACAAGACACAAGACACACGGCAATGCTTTCGATAAAGCGCCTGTATGGGGGCTACCGAGCAACAACATTTGCGCGAGCGAAGACCAGGACGCAACGCCTGCAGACTTCATGATCGACGTGGCAACCGAGCAATTACGGCTTTTGACGATTGGAGCGTTGGAATGATCACCGCCACAAAACCTGCGGAGAAAAGGGCTCTCGCAAAAGCACTTGAGCTCCACGACCCCGAGACACTGGCGGCAATCAAGATGCTTTCGGTCGCCATCGGGGGAACCCAGACAGTCTTCTACGAGAACGACTCTAGGGACAAGCAGGACAAAATCGAAAGGGATTTCACATTGTTCTAGGCCGCAACTCGCCCGGGGTCATACGGCCCCGAGCGGAAACAGAAGGCCGTCTCCGTAATTGTACGGTAGTCCGTCAGTAACGAACCAGTCACCTGGCGCATTTGCATAATACCCTGATGCGTTGTAATAGCTGCGATTGGAGTCGACCGCCAGCCCAACCGGTGACATTGGCGAACTGAAGAAAAACTGACTCCAGTCTCCTCCAGCAGGTAAGGACCTGGACTGGTCGGCAGACACGAGATAAGCGCTATCCGTGATGTTGTCGATGGGGGTAATCGTTTCCGATGTTGGTGGATTTAGCGGATTACCATCACCATCATCGCCAGTAGGCCCCATGCCAACTCCAGGATCACCACCAGCCCAGTACCCGCCTCTGCTGCCAAAACGCTCCTTAAAAGTGTCAACATTAGTTCCGTCCCACGTCCACTCGCCGCCAGTCGTAAGTGATGCGGCTACATTCGTGGACGTGAAATCCCAAATCGTTGTTGATGTTGAGCCCGTAATTCTGCTGTGACTTACAGAATAAACCGCCTCAGGATCATTCGTGATTATCAGTGGGCGCTCAAGACTCCAAAGGTTTTGATTTACGATATCCTCGGTCTCGACAGCTCGAACAATGTCATAGGTGAACTCTCCATAGACAGAGTTGCGTGTCGTATCGCAAAACGGCTCTGCGTTATACCACCCGAGCGGCCAGCATCCGAGCGGGATTTCGCAAAACCAATTTGAATCAGGATCAACAGAAAATCCAGTTGACTCAGGAGCGCCTTTGATTCTCTCGCCGATCTTTCCGACGTTGAAATTCTTATTCCTTTCCTCGCCTAAATTGAACGAGCCGCTTGAAGGCGTGACGCCGGCCATGTATGGGCCGCCATAGTTAAGGACCGACAAATTCTTGTAGGTCTTTGATCCTCCGCCCTCGCCTCCGCATATCTCTATCGCCCCGTAATTGCCAGTATCAACGTCGTCGGTAGACTCGTATAGCATGTTGAATCGTGCCATCTCTTCCTTCTGATCGCTCCAGAAGCAATATAACGGCACATCAACTACTGGTGTGGCAGGGTCTCCAACCATATTTGGGGGATTTTCAAGGAATTCGTATTGCGTGCCGTCTGCAGATGGAAACCAAACTGGGCCTTGAGACACAAGCAAGCACCAATCAGTTGGACCGTCCTGAATAACCGGGAGAACGCTTATCACGCCATTATTCAGAGAGAACTCAAGATGCGCGTGCTGCGCATGCCAGCGATATGTCCCGGTCGGTGACCCGACAGTGGTCACGCCATGGGTTACGATGCTGGCCTTTGTCACGTCTTCCAGAGGAGTGCCGAACCGCTGCCGAGTGTATGCCCATCCGTGCGCAATTTCATGCGCGTTCTTCTCCCAGATAGGACCAAGCTCGGTCGGTCCTGCGATCTGCACGCCTGCCCCTACAGTCATGCCGCGCATTACCCATGAGTCATATAGGCGTCGCGTGTTGTCGTCCAAGACGATAGATCCTCGGTGATGTGCGTTCAGCCACTCGAGTATTGCCTGCGATTCCGGTGCCAGTATCATCGGCCTGGCGATCACGTAGCTGTCGTCAAGCGATGCGCGAATTAGCCAATACTGATATGTGTCGAGTGTCGCGTCCCACATGCGGAACAGTCCATCCTCGCCTGGGCGAAGCGGATCGGCTGAACCGAACACCACGGCCGGGTCGAGGTTACCCCCGAGCACTACCTGAATTAATAGACGCAGCAGTCCAGTATAGGCGTTAGGCTGGAGCGATTTCGAGACAGGCCAAATGTCATCCCACTGCTGTTGGTCGGTCCACACCTGGCTTTTGTACGGATATGCCAGCCAATAACTTGCGCTTGTAGTCCAGTACAGATCGCCCGCCTGTGACTTGGCCAGTCCGCCAATCAGGTATTGATTCGGCGGCGCACTTGGCGGAGCTGTGCCCGCGCTTGTCAGGTAGGCCAGTGTCCAGTCCGTCGAGTAGACATCGACCGGAACAGACTGCGGCGGCAGTTCGCGCCACATCATCCCGTGCTCAAGGATCAGATCCGAGTCGATCAGCAGTTCAGGCCCACTAAATTGAATGCCGGTCCCGATTGTTGGAGCGATCCCGGATCTGGACTGGTTCGACCTGGCCGATTGGTACGGCGGGTACAACAGGGACTCGATTGCCGATTGCTGACCAGTGGCCGCGCGCCGGCGAACCTCTGCGTTAGCCCATGCCTGGAGATCTCGGCGAAAGCTCATGTTTGATCCGGAAGCGGTTGGACGGTCATGCCGGTCGATATCAGCGGAAGGATTCCGGACCGGATAGGCGCAGGGTCACGCTTCAGCTTTAGGCGCCGTTGCCGAGCATAGGCTATTCGATTAAGCTCCCGCGAGATTTTGCTGTTGTTGCTCATGTAATTGAAAAAGGATCGTCCGGAATTGCAACGTTGTATGTTGCAGCGGTAGTAGCCGCCAGCTCATTCACGGCCTCATCCTCGACGCCCACAGTACCCACCCGGAACTCGCCCCCGGGATATATCTGATCTTCGGTCGGGACATCCGGTGGCGTGAAGATACCCCGCGAGTTGATAATCCACCCGGTCCACGTGTCGCCGTTCGGTGGGTAGTCTGGAGAGTCAAGTCTGTTGCCGACGTGGTTATTCAGAATTGTATTGGTTGCCGGTGCAGAGTGTTGCGGCGAAGTGTCCGGACGCGCGGGTGGCGCAAGGGTATCGCCTGTTCCGCCGGCACCGCGAGTGATTGCCAGCGTGATCTGCATCGATGGAGTGTTGCGGTTCAGGTTGAACGCAAGAGACTGCACCTTTCCCTTTGCATTCAATGTCCCGCTTTGGAGCACGACGCCACTCAGTTCAATGGTGCTTGCCAGTGTGATCGCAGGGTTGATATCCGCCACGAATGTCAAGGTGTTGCGGTGCCTCTCCCAGATTGTGGTCATGGCTGACTGCAACGAGCATTGGATGTCGTTGTTCAGGGTTGGTACGTCGTCCTGGTTCTCGAATCGATCACCGTTCGAATCAGCAGCCCACCCGGACTGATACCCAGCGGCATCGGTGAATGAGTCGCCGTCGACAGGGGTATCCCGGCCGGCCGCACGGGTGCGCGTGACTGTTCCATACCGAGCAATCGATGCTGACGACTGGACCGTAAGCGTATAGTCTTCGCCTATTGGCTGAGCAAAGTTCTTATACAGATCCAATGACGCGACCGTGACTATCATCGTCTCGAGGCTATGCTCTTCTGTCAGGTCATAGACGATAACGCCATTGTCGCAGCTCGCGAAATATGGATTCCCGTCATAGTCTTCCCGGAGCAAGGCCCAACCGGTCCCGAGCACAGCGCTGCGGATCGGGTCAACCAGAGGAAGCTCGAAGGAATCCTGCCCGGCGGCGGTGTACCACTCGCACCAGGTTGTGTGCCCGGCTGGATTGCCGAACGAGAACGAGTAGGCGTACGAGTGCAGCCGAGACAGCCACCGCGTGAAGCCATAGCCGTAAGAGATCTCGACGCTATTGACCTGGTCGTCGGCCGCGCGCTCGACATAAGCATTCGATGGGATGCTGTGGATATTGTCGCCGGTCAACACGAAATCCGGTGTTGCCTTGGCCGCCCAGTCAACCAACTGCATGACTCCAGCAGCGTCAAAGTGGACCTCGGCGGGCACGGTTGACAGGCAGTCCTGCGTGTACTTCCATCGGTCTTCGCTGTTGCCGAATACCGCATCGGAGTAGACCGAGTCAGTGATGAAGTCGAGTACTTCCTGGTCGGTCAACTGGCGAAAGTGTTCCTGTATTTCGTCGCTGCTCTGGATCTCGTAATTGCCGGTAGCGATGTCGTAAGTTGACCGGGTCACCTTTCCAAGATGGACAGGTGTCAGTGCGCCGACGCCGACCGAAATCAGCACCTCAACCGACTGCCCTCGGAAGTCTCCGGCTACGGCCGGACGGAATGTGAATGACGCCAGACCTGATCCGCTTTCCGTAGCCGTGATTGCGGGCTGATTCAGGATCTCGGCTGTGATGTCAACAGCGTTGAGCTTGATCTGGAAGGACCAAATCATGACAGCGTTTCCCGCAACGTCAGATTGAAGGTGTGTTGCGCGGACGGCTGGTTGTAGGTCTCAACAGGCGTGAACGGGACGACCTTGACAATCAGCGGTGTGCCCTCGGGGTCAAGCGGGTCTCGAAGCTCTGCGGTCCAGTAGTCCGCTGTTCGGTCAAGCGCTTCCAGGCCGGTTGCGGCCCGGCCCTGCGCCGAGAACTGCCACGTCCGCCGGCGGAACAGTTCCCATCTGCGAGCGCGGCCTGTGAGGTATTCGATCTCGCCGTACCCCGTACTGGTGTCGCTGCCTGTTATGGTGTGGTGCCTTGTCGCGCATGCCGGCACAACGACGGTCAGGACACCATCATCAACAGCTAATACTACTGGCGTTCTTGTGCTCATGTTTCATCATGTCCAGATTGATCTGCGGTTTGCTGCAGCACGTTTGTTTGTTCTGTCGCCATTATCGGCTGGACGGTAACCGTGAAGTTCTCGGCATTCAACGCGTCCTGTATAAGCTTCGGCATTTGCGCAAGCCCTTCAGGATCGACGATAGGCTTGAATGTAACACTCGGCACAGCATCGGAATCCGAGACACCCGCACGCTCTTCGTAATACCTGACCCGGTAGTCCGAAGCACCAGCGGCGGACATGTCCTGTATGGCTAACTTCATACGGTCGCGAGCATCCTCGACAGCCTTTGCATTATCATCTTGGAGCGCCGAGATTAAATCGTGTTCGGCTTGCCAGTATGCACCCTCAGCTTTTACTGTCTCCCTTGTCGAGCTGACGCGCTCGGCGTTTGATGTTGTGACAGCCCTTGTTCGCTCTGCTGATGTTTCCTTTACAGTAGTCGCGATCTCCGAGGCCGCCTGTTTTTCCATGAGACGCTCCCGTCGGGACTGCCCGATGATCGCCTCGCGCTTCCGCAGAAGCTTGTCGTATTCAAGAGTTATCGCCATGAGGTCTTTTGCCCTGCGCTGCTCATTCACACGCAGGGGCCATATTGCCGACCTGTTTACGATGTCCTGAATCTTTTCCTCCATGTCGATTATTTCCGCAGTGACCTTGTTCAGCTCTGGGATTCGCGTCAATCCATCCTTCACGTAATCGATCCCGGTATTAAAAACCGACATCATTGATTGCCACCCAGACGTTACGGATATCAGAAGCGATTTGAATTTCGAATCCATCGTTTGTGTCATCTCAGTCCATTGAGTCTCAAGCGCGGCCGCCTGCCTAATCCCATCCTCCTCCATGACTCGGCCAAGCTCCATCATCCTTTTTGTTGTTGCCGAAATGCTTCCGTCCATAGTGGCCAGCGTTTGCCCGAGCTTGACACCTTCGGTATCGAATGCCGCCATAGACACGCGGGCGCGCTCGCCTGCATTCTCTATCCCTTGAAGAGCCGCAGCGAATTCCTCCAGAACTGCCTCGGTAGTTTTGAAATTCCCCTGCGTGTCTGTCAGTTGGATGTTGTATTTCTCGAATTCCTTCGACAGTACGCCAGTGCCTTGTTGTGCTTCTGCAAGTCTTCTTGCGAATCGCTGCAGCGCAGTGTCGGTTGCCTGCGTAGACAGACCGAATTTCTCAGCCTCAAGACGAAGTGTCTGAACATTCTCTACAGACTGACCGACGCGATCAGCAGCGTTGACAAGATTATCTGCCCACTGGGTTGTTTCTCTGAGCTGATTTGCAAGACCTGCACCACCTACTATCGCGCCAAGCCCAAACAGGCCGCCAAACTTCGCGGAAATGCCAGACAGAGTTGCGCCCAGGGATGCGGCCGTCCCCTTTACCTTGGCAACGGCGCGATCAAACTGCTCGGTAGCTGCGCCGAACGAAACAAGAATGTCTGGCTTTTTCACGATCAGATCTCGACCTTACCGTAACCGGATTCGCCCGCATCCTTCTTCGCCTGGACCCAATTGGCCTCGAAGCGCAGCGGGATCGGACGGGGGTCGGTGTCTTCATTCGGCGCGAGCAGGTCCATCGCCCCGGACTGAAGCACGGCGGTATTCCAAAGCGTGTAACGCTGTCGCGTGCAATCGCCAGCGCGGTTCTTCACGATCAGCACAAGCTCGTACTCATCATTTTCAAGTCCGCCAATATCCACCCGCTGCTGGTCGGCATACGTGTAGGAGCATACGACCGGGCCAGTCATCGGCTGAAGGATCTCAATCACGCCTCCAGCAAGGTCGAACTCGGAATAGTCAACGTCTACGACGACGGGAACCGCGTTATCGGTCACGGTCAGCGCCGAGACTCCTTTCTCGGGGAGCACGAGGTAATCGCCAGCAGCAAGCGCTCCTGCATGGGTCAGCTCGCCGGCCGCACTCGCCACAGCTGCCTCGGGACCAGCCACTGCCAACGCGACATTAGACGCTGACCAATCGCGGACCTCGCCTTCAATCGTCGGCTGAGACCCGATGCTGTCTCGGTAGGCCACGACGGGACCGCAGTCCTGATTCGAGTAGACCGGCTCTACCTCTTCGCCGATGCTGTAGTTGGCGTTCCAGACTTCAACCAGCGGACGATACGGACCAGGCACGCCGGCGGTCAGCTTCGAAATCATGATGATTCCACGAGGTACGAGGAATTGTGCGGGGATCATTCTATCTCTCCAGTATGACGAAAAAGTTTATGGCGACGGTCGGCTCGGTGTACTTGGACCCAGGGTCACGCGCGTCGCCGAGAGACGCGGAAACATTCAGCGAGCAGATGGGGCCAGGCGGGAAATTGTCTGGGTCAAAGACCTTGATCACAGCTTCGATCATATCGAGGCTTGTCTCGACCGGTGATGCTCCGACATTGGTGTCTGTCCGCACGGTCCACTCGGTTGTGACACTTGCGCGCATCCGGTCGCCGTAGTCATCGACCTCAATGGCAAGCGTCCCAGGATTCATCGCGCATGACGGCGACGCCGGGTCTACGCCGGGCGCTTCCTGGTCGACGAAAACAGTCAGCCCAGGGACTGTGCGCATCATGTCCGCCACTTGGTCGAGGCTGTCTTTGATTACGCTCATACCTCAAATACCTCAAAGTAGGTAGGTCTCGCGGTGCCCTTGGCAACGATCACGGACAGGCCGTTTGCCAGTGTACCCCTGAGCACATAAGGCCCAGACCAGTTTGCAGTTGATCCGGCCCCGTTCGACAGCGCGAGGTAGACCGAGCTACCGGCCGGATCATCGGTGACAGTGTCAAGATCGAAGGTGGTTACTGCGTCGCCGGACGTCATGGACAGCATGCCCGCGCCCGTCTGCAGATCGAGTAGGAACGCGCTAACGTCCTGCCCTGCCCCGTTCGTGTAGGCGATGCGCAGCTCGGTTGTTCCGTCCGACTTCAGTGCATCGGTTGTGAACTCGCCGGGCAGAACTGCCTCAAGCGCACGCCCCGAGTAAATCCAAGATCCAAGATCGGTTTCAGTTGGGACGCCGGTCGACCTGGCCACCATTCGAATGTTGGTATTCGTTGGGATGACTTGCGACAGCAAAGACTGATTCGAATACAGCGCGGAGCTCCCTGCTGTAACCAGATGAGAGAACCATGCTGCAGGCCCCGTCCAGACGCCGGGCACCGCCGCATCTTCAAGCTGCATTCCGATGTCGACGGTTGCAGCAGCTTGTCCGCTGTTCTCTAGAACGACCGAGTACCGGAACGAGTCGCCTATGGCGAATGCCTGCGTCGTCGGAAAATCCGGAGCAATGCCAAGAACCGTGACCACCCATGTGGCGCCGTCCGAGACGATTGAAACATCGGTCGCGTCCGTTGCCAGAACGGTGTATGCCGGGGGCACGGGAGGGACTGCGGTGATTGTGGCATAGTCGCCCTCGACCGCAGAGATAACAAGCGTGCCGCCTACCTCGGCACCGGGGAAGAACATTTGAATCTGCGGTGCAGCAATAATGACGGACTGCCCTGCGACTACCAGGTCCCTGTCCAGGTCGGACTCTTCAGATGGCGACGGAGCGGACGAACCGACTATCCCGAAAGCAGGACCAGATGACAACGTGAAATTGGTCAGCGACCCTATCTGACCCTCAACCGGGTCAGTCGCTCGAATGGCGTAGCTGTTCATGTCCATGTCCCGCATCATCGCCCGCGCGGGGTTTACGATAGAGTACTGACCGACATCTGTGGCATAGGCCCATAGCGGCGCGTCTGGTGTCGCGTCAGGCACCCAGTACCATCGCCCGGTGATCAGCCCATCGGCGGCCGCCAGGTCAAGGAAATCATCGAGCAATATTGTCAGCGGAAACCGATTGTCGGAACCAGTGGGAACTTCGTCCGGACCATCGCCGAAGTTCTTGTTGTACGCCGTCCGAGTGATGAACTGCTGAGACATGTCAGACCTTGGCGAACACCAGCTTTCGGCCGCCCGGATTGTCCGGGTCTGGCAGTACCTTGACGCCAGGGACGAAGGCCATAGCTTCGGAGATGACGGAGATCCCCTGGTTGTCGAGTTGCAGAATCGAATCCTTCACGATGCAACCAGCCGGGGTCTGCATGGCACGCGTGACTTTCGCCTGCTTGGAATGGTCGCTATAGACCATTCCAAGCAGCTCGAACATGTCTCCATTGCCGATCACAACGGCGTCGGGTGTGTCCTGAATCAGGTCGGCAATGTCGGCAATGTCGGCATTTGTTAGTGGTGATTGCATTCGATCTCTCTATTGTTGGGTGCCTGCTGCTTGATCCGGGATGCTCTCCAAACACAGATTAAATGAATGGTCCCACAGCAGGCATTGAAAGGGCGCCCGCTTACCACACTGCGATGTACGGGCGCAGTGCAGCGCCTCTGGGTGACACAGTGACTGAAGCGGGCATTGAACTAAACCTCCACGATGTGCACGGTTGTCCCGCGCGGAACGGTTACGGTGATCTCATTTTTCGGATCAGGCACTTCTTCATCCTCGCCTATTTCAATTCGGATGGCAACGTCGTCTCGAATGACATCGTTTAGCTCGGTCCAAGTTTCTTCAAGGAAGGCAACCGCAGAGACATCCCACTTCCCACTTTGCTTCACACCATGGATGCTCTGGATTTCGCAGTGCGATGCAAGGTGTTGCTTATCCGGCGTGATTGAATATCCGCTGCATAGGAACGCGCACAGAGCAATAGCCGTCTCCCACTGCGACACTGTGATCGGATACTTGCCGAAAGTACCGCCTTCCTTCGAACCAGCCATAGCGCAGAACGCGATGCCGATGTTCTTCGTATTGAACTGCGATGTGTGCGCGGCGTAGTTGGACGCCGTGCTGTCCTGGTCGGCGACGCTGTACTTTCCCTCCCATACGACGCCATCACCATCTATCAGAAAATGGTAATGCTCGGCGTCCAGACTCGAAGGGGTGTAGCTTCCACCCGTCCAGTGCAGCGTGATCCGCTGAGGGTGGCCGTTGAAATCGAACTGGTCTCGATTGAACTTGTTCATTCTGAGATATCCCGATAGTCGAGTATGAAGATCAGGATTGCACCCTGAACCTGCTTTTGGATCATGAAGATCGTTGCCGGGACATCAACCACATCTGCTTGCTGTCGCCGGATAAAGTCGATGTAGTACCGCAGCGGATCAAGGTCTTCATCCACGAAAACTTCGGACTCGGCAATATACCTAGCGCCACTAGCCGAGGCCGGCTCCATTGTTGTAAAGTCGGCAATACGGTACTTTGTTCCAAGACCCTGAATTGTTGCTGAGTAGGTCATACCGGCCAAGCTCATTCCATCCTTGTACTCGGTCAGCATTCCCTCGGCAGTGGCTCCAGCGTAATTGTCCAGCGTCCGGCAGACGACGCCCGGGGGAAGCTCCAAGCCTTCCACTGCGACCGGCTCAAGGTCGCTGTCAAGGGCGATCTCTATGGGGGGGAGCTCCTCGGATACGCACTCGGTAACGATCCCGCGCACTAGGTCTCTAATGACTACATCATCCTGCCCTACTGAGGATGCCTCCATCGGATAGGCCATAACATTGTTCGCCGCGAGAATCATCGCGGCAGACAGACATGCGGTGATAAGAGCCATGGTTGTTGCTCGGCAGAAAAAGGTTTTCATCAGATCCTCTCCCGCGTGAAGTACCCACCGACGAAGTCACCAACGACCGCAAACGCGGCCACGATAGCGCCGGCCGCTTCTACTGAGAGGGGCTCGTCAATCCCTGCCATATTCCAGATTACGATGAGAAGGGTAGCCATAGCGCCTGATGCGCCGCCGGCAACAGCGCCTCCCATGACCTTGCGCGTCGGACGCTTGTCAGGTTGATCTACCAGGATTTCACCAGCGATGCTGGTATATTTTTCGAATACTGAAGGTTTCAAATGTGTCACCATTGGGTTAGCTTCATGCTATGAATTAGCCGCCAGCATCATGCTGAAAGCGCGTTGATTCTTTAGCCCTAGCTCTGTCTAAGTTAACAACTTCGTCTGAACCGCGCCGAGTCAGCATGTTGGCAAGCATCTCGGCTCGTTCAGAATAAACACGGATTTCTTCTGTCGGTATTACCTGAATTGCCTGCAACACCTGAATGTTCATCTCTGCCACGCGATGCCGAACATTAACCTCCATGTCCTTAATCTCGGCTTCGAGTTTTGTTTCAAGCTTGTCGAACCGCTTGGTATGCCGAGCTTCCAGTGCGTCTTGCTGTTTTCGTATGCTGGCGTATATAACGCCAACCATTCCGGCCGTCATACCAAATACTATCAGCGCTATTGTGTCAGGAGTCATTTGTGCGTCACCACTCGTCTTGCTACCGGAGACTGCGATAGTTCATCCAGCCTATCACGGTTTGAATTCACGATCTGCTTATACCGTAATGCCTCAATCACATGGTATTCGAGATTGTCCTTCAGTTCTTCTACTGCGACCTGGCACATATCGGTCCGTTCCTTCTGTGCCGAGAACTCAACAAATAATGCGACAGCAACAAACAACGCGGCAAACGTAAGTAAGGCGTTTCCGATATTAAACATTTTGTCTATCACCTTCATTTGTTATTCGAATATCTTGTCGATTTCCGCTTCAGGAATATCCTTGGAATTCCATTGGCATGTAACGCCGCCCCACACCTGGCAAACGATGTCCAGCCAGTTCCCCCATACGTGATAGACCGACTTTGGTGCTGACACTTCTGAGCATACGCCTGGGCATTCATTACTATCTGAAATGCCACCTATAGCTGACGTTGCTATCTTTTTGCTGTGCTTGCCCTTGTCGATTGGCTCGCATGTCACTTTGGAGCAAGCGCCAACGAATACCGGGCCTTTTGCATGTGCCAGTTCATCCTCACAAGATGCAATTACCAACGCGGCGAACAGGATTATTACCCCGAGCGCTCTCCAAGGATGTTCTATTGCCATGCCCATACGACATCACCAACTGCTGCTTGCACGAAGGGGTCTATCTCGATGTAGTCAGCGCCACCAGCCCAGACTCCAGTGAATGTTGTCTCGGCTGTATCGCCTAGCCTGATTGCCTGACCTGGGATCAAAGCGGCTGCGACGGCTGCATCTGATATCCGGTATATCGTTCCAGCTTGAGCGATTATAGTGGCGCCGGTGTCTACCCACTGACCGACGGGAGGCGGCTCGTACCCTTGGTCAAATTCCCAGAAAAGGTAGCGGACAGACTCGTCCGTGGCCTTCAAAGTGGCGTGCCCTTCCTGCGCCGATCCAAGCAGTACCGCGATATGCCAATCTTTCTTCTCGGGAGGGCGGTCGCCGTCCCACGAGTCTGTGTACCACACCTCTAGCGGATTACCCTGGCCGTCTACCTGCCAATCACTAGGGCCTAGCTGTAACGCACCTGTCGTCCATAAGTACTGAGTACACTCAGCGTCAGAGTAAACACCTATAGCACGCGCCGTGGGATCTCTGTATGCTGCGCTGCCCACCAACTCATACCTAAACCCCCACCCGGTAGACGCTGGCGTCGCTGGCGTGTCAAAGTATTTTGGCCTGCACTCGGCATCGAATGGCAAAACACTTTGCGGGTACAACTGCTCCACCAACGATTCAGAGACAGGATCGCCAAGCTTTCGCGGAGGCCACCCTGCCCACCCTGAGTAGCCGAGGATGCCTGTAGCCGTACCGTCTTCGTGGTTGCCAAGAGGCCGAATCAACTGGTATGTCTCGAAGTCAAAGCCAGGCAATGGAATACTGCCTGGTCCGCACCCACCGATCAATTGGTCTTCAATACGAGTAGGGTCAGTTGGATTCATGACCTTGAAGATTATACTTCCGTCATACTCTCCACAAACAACGGACGAATGGAAGTTTGCTTTAGGGTATGCGTCTTGACTGGTTGCCAGAATTAAATATTCGTTCATCCAACCACGCCTCTATCCTGTTGTTCGTATCTATCAAGTTGCAGCAGAGTTGAAACTCCAATTGGGTTTTGCATTATCTTTAGGTCACCTGATGCTAGCAGTGTTCCGCCATACGGGACAGACCCCGCATCCCACACTCCATCAATAGCCAGGTCTAGTCCGGCTGGACCATACGTTATGCCTATCTGATGACTACCTGCTGACATAGCCACCGTCCGACTATTCGCTGATGTGTCAGTAAGCACGAGATTCCCGCCAGTGTAATTCAGGAACGGATCAAGGATTGTCACATCATCTTGAAAGCCGCCATCAATAATGTATGTGCCTTGCGAGTTGTCATGGTTCGCGGCGTCTACCGAGAGGTCGCATTTGGTGCGAGTCAATGAAACATCTGCGGTTATAATTGGTGGTGCGCTTTTCGCAACCTCAAGCAAAGTTTTTTCGTACACCCCGACATATTTCAGCACAAATGAACCCACATTCTCAACTATGTTCCCATCAGGGTATAGATATAGTTCGGCGTTCCCGTCAGTTTGCTGATTTTCTATAACCAAATGCCACACTTCGTCGATAAGAGTTACATCGGTCCTATACACGATGGTAGTTCCATTAGGTGGATAGAGAGTTTCTATCTCACCTGTTGCTATATCGAAGTTTAAACGTACAGGGGCAGAAAGACTATAGAAGAAAATAGTGACTGGTGAAGTTGCTGCAAGATCTTTATCTATCCATAAATCATAACAATATTTATCAAGCTCCGTACCAAGAAAATAATAACCTTTTCTTATAGAAGCAACTGCTGTTGTATCAGTAGTTGATATTGTGCAAGCAGTATTTGCGACTCCATCAATGCCTGTTTGGTCCCGCGCAATATCAACCGTATCACTTTTATGCCAATACGGCGGTGGCATAGTCTGATCGGTGCAATATTTACAAGTGTTTGTTATTTCTTGCGCACTGATAATAGACGGCTTTGGATCAAGCGGATCGCCAATGGCATCTGTGCCATATGTGACGCCACCAACTACCCTGCCCCCGTCCCATGCGACCTTATTCAGCGCATAGGTGTAGTAGATCCCATCACTGCCCTTTGCCATAAGCGATGTGGCGCGGGCCTCTACCATCCCTCCAACGCCAACGTCAACGGCCAGCATCTCGCCGGTAGCGTCATCAACGCTGTTGAGTCGCATCACCCTAGTCGCCGACACAGAGCATTGAAGCAGCGACCCAAACAGGTCAGACAAATTCAAGATCTCGCAAAACTCGGCGGCCAGCGCATCACGGTTTACCATCGTGTGTCGGATTGGTGTATTTTTCATGCGGACCTCAATACGATATGCCACATAGAGCCGACTGGCTCCCAGGTGTCGACAGTGTAAGAGTCGCCATCGACATCAAGCGCGTCGCCCTGCTGAGGTTCGTCGGGGTATTCTGCCCAGTCAATGTTCGCTCGGTCGCGGAGCTCATATGCCCCGAAGTCATCAACAACCTGAGAGCGGTAGGTCATGACCGGGGTAACCGGCACGGGATCGGTATTGCCAGGAAGGATAGGTGTGTACGTCCCTGTCGAGCCGAACTCGGCGGCCATAATAGCTGCGGACTCGTCAAGTTCGGCGCGACTCATCTTATGTCGCCCCGTTGTCGTTGTCGGACACCAGAATGACCTCGGCTTTCGCGTCGCCCGATGTAAGCGCCTCGGCCATGATGCCCAGAGCATCGCCCACTAGAGCAGTCACGACGCCAGCAGCGAAATTCACTTTCGTTCCGGCAGCTATCGTTTCGGCCGCAGCCGGTAGCGAAAATCGCCCGGACCTGTAACAGACGCCAGAAGCAGTGTTCGCGATGTCGACAGCGGCGACCACGACGGTATCGCCAGCTTTGAACGCTTGACCTGACACCACGTCTGAGCCAGTTGCATTGACTGCAACGATTCTTGTGCCGTCGTCGATTGGACCTGTGTTAGCCATAATTTCCTCGATAGATAAATTGGGTTATCGCCGTCCTTGGCGGTTGATTCTGTTACGCGCCAGGATTCATAACGGCACCACGCCACCCGACGGCACCAACGCCGTGCGGGTATTCCACTTTCCATTTCAGGCCGGAGCTGTTGAAATCCTCTTCCATCACCACGGTCGGCTCGCGCTGCCCGTTCAGGAACACGACCTCAATGATGGGGGCGATATCCGGATTGGCGAACATGAACCAGGGAACCCGTTCCGCCATAACTGACGTTGCGATATTCGTGAACGTGCCTGCCATCGGGTTGGCGTTCGGGAACAGGCCATCGAACGGGAGGCCAGTAGCCAGCGCGGTACCGGGAGCTTGGGTGATATCGGTCGTCGAAGAGTTTATCACCCTCAGGACCGACTGACGCCACCGGTGAGCAACGGCCGCGTAGGGCATCAGATCCAGATACTGCACGGTCGGACTGGGATCGTCCTTGGCGGCCGGTGCGGTCTGCTCGGCCATCAACGCGCCCATCTGATCCACGGAATCGATTGTCGGGTCGCCTATCGGGGCATTGGTGTCGTCAACCAGGTTGCCATGAGCAGCGGAGAACAGGGCATTTCCATCGGCCATCGTCGGGTTTGCGGCCAACAGTGCCCAGACCTTGCGCTCAACGGTTCGCTGGCCAGCCATGCCGATACCGCGCGCGCGGCTGTCGATGTAGTTCAGATCGTCGTTGATCAGCACATTCGCGGTAATGCCGATGATGTTGCCGATCAGCTTCGCGGATACGCTCTCGGCCTCGCCATCCGGAATGGGCTTAGAGCGGTAGTCGCCGCCTTCGTCCTGCTCTTCCAGATCGGACAGCAGTCCGGGTGTAATCCGCTTCCACTCGCGGAGGTCGCCGACGCTGCCGATCTTGCAAAACTGCGGATAGGTGGCAGGGGCAGACTCGAAGCCAGCAAGTACCAGCTTGTGTAACGTATTCTCCAGGATGATCGGAAAATCCGAAGTGGTCTGAAGGTTCAGCACGCGGGACGCAAGGTCACGGTTCGCCATTCCGTAGGGGTTGTGCCCGGCTTTGACGAGGCAATCCCTGGCCAGATCCATCAGGGTATGACCTCGCCACGGGTTCTGGTAGTCAACCTTTTCGCGTCCCATGCGAGACATGGTGGCCATAACCATACCATCGCGGACCTTGTCGCTGGAATCAGCGCCAGCCTTAAACTTCGGGATGTCCATCTCGCGCATGAGGGGCGAGCCGGTATGCGACGACTGGTGTCCAGCGGCAACAGGGACCGGCTTG